TCACCGCGGAGAGATGGATGAGTGGTTTAAGTCGCACGCCTGGAAAGCGTGTATAGGTTAATCGCCTATCGGGGGTTCGAATCCCCCTCTCTCCGCCAGAAATCGCTTTAAAATCAAGGCTCTAGTTTTTGACACTGACCAATTTTTGGTCTGTTTTTGCCCTGGTTTGCCTCGATTTGGTCCGTTTTTGGTCCGTCTTCTGGTCCGTTTCCCCCGCAAACTTCGATACCGCGCGCGAGCCCGCGTCAGGGTCTGCCTGTGGCATCCATCGGCCATAAATGCGCGCGATCATCGACCAGTCGGTATGCCCCATTTGCTTCGCGACCCATACTGGGTTTTCGCCGGCCGATACCATCATCGAGGCATAGGTATGTCGGGTTTGATATGGGTTTCGATACCGCGTGCCCGCGCGCCGAAGTATGCGCACCCAGGCGGCCCGTATGACCTGATCGCCGGACCAAGGCTTGCCGGTTCGCGGATTGAGGAAAACATCCCCGCCTTCGAGCAGGAGCGAGAAAGGCTTTTGTGCAATGAGCGCGGCGAGCGCGGGCGCAAGTAATTTCACGTCGCGGCGGCCGGCCTTTGTCTTCGTGCTTTCCTCGGCCTTCGCACTGCGCGCCGCCCGTGTCACTGCGCGACTAACGCGAACCTCGCCGCGGTTCCAATCGATATCACGCCAGCGCAGGCCGATCAGCTCGGACGTCCGTAGACCGCTCCAAAATGCGAACTGAAAAAGATTGCGCTCCTGCGGCTCGACGGCAGCGGCGATGATTGCATTGATGTCCTCGATCGTGAAAGGATCGACATCATCATCTTCGCTCGGCTTCTCTGGGCGCCGGAATTCATAGCCGTCGAGGACGTTGACCTCTAGGATTTCACGCTTGACGGCGTCCCCTAGCGCCTTGCGTGCGACACTCAACAGGTTGGCTATGCGCTTGTTTGATATGTCGCGTTTCGCGAGCCATGTTTCGAAGTCGCCCGCCTTCAGACCGGTAAGGTTCTTTGCGCCAAAAGCGGGGATCAGTTGATTTTTGATTGCCTTGCTGTAGCCCTCGGCCGTGCTTGTTTTTATTTTGAGCCGATGACCTTCTAGCCAGTCCGTTAGGTACTCTTTAACCGTGAGAACGTCGCCCTCATGCTTGGCGAACTGGCGAACGCGTTTCGAGTCGGGGAATTCTCTCGCGTAGTCGAAAACGCCATCGGCTATCGCGTAGATGATGCGCTGTCGGCGCTCACGCGCCTTCTTCAAATTTGCTTCGGTCGGTTTCCACAAGAGCCGCTCTTTGCACCGTCGACCCTGATAGTAGAAGTCGATTTCAATCGTTGTAGCGCTGGCCGGTCTGACTCCTCCGGCGTCCCTTCGATTACCCATTTTTCGTACTCCTCGGGGTTTATCAAAACGTGGCCGTCCGGGGCTTTATGCCAAACCGACGCGGGCCATTTGCCGTTTTGAATCTTCTTCCGCACAGCCCATTGGGTGTAACCGGTCTCTGCGGCGAATTTTGCAATCGTGATCCAGCGGATCATGGTTTGCTCCTGGCTCGCTTGCGCGGCGGTTTGATTTCGTTGCGCGGGCGCCCGCCCTTCGGCGTTGTCGCCGGCGCAGGTTGGCGCGCGGCCCATGCCCGTACGACTCCGGGTTTCCAACGTACGCCGCCTTCGGTTGTCGCCGCTCGCGGCGGCAACCGATCGGGCGCCCTGCTCATGTACGTTTTGACCGTCGTTACAGTCAGGCCGAGATAGGCGGCAAGCTCGTTGCGCGTCCATAGCGGCTCGTCATTCCTTGTCATTTCCCGTCCTCCGAGAGGGGCGGTTGCCCGCCAGGAAATGACAATCTACTACCGGTGAGAAACCTATTTGTCCGATGATTTTCGGACGGCTATCTGCGATATGACTCGGCCCAGCGAATCACTTCTATGGCCTTCCAAAGCGGGCGGCTACGCTGACCGGGCCTCTCCCCTGGCAATCGAATAACCTTCGGGAAATCGGTCAGGCATACGATGCGGTCCCGCGTCGATGCCGGCGACCGTTTGAGATAGGCCGCGATCGTTTCCACGTCCCAAAGTTGGACCTCAAGCGGAACGCGAGGCGCTATCCTCACTAGATTCGCGGCGATAGACGCCGCCAGACGTTCAAGCATTTCCATTTCGCTCATCGTCACCCCCTCTCAGTGCCTACGCGTTTGCCCTACCCGCGCAACACCTCGCCGAGCACGTGCAGAAGCATCTTCAGTTCGCACCCGGCGTTGAACTCGTGAATCTCATGGATGATCCCTTCCATCATGCGCTGACGCTCTTCTTCGCTTGCCTCGCGGTCGCGGTGCGTGTGTCCGATCATCAATAACGCTATGACGCCGTGATAGAACGCGTGCTGCACCAGATCGCGCGGGCCTTCCTCAAAGTTCGGCGGCAAGATCTCGTGTTCGTAGTGCTCCCAAGCTTCACTCAGCGTTTCCATGCTCGTTCACTCCATGTTGTAGCCATCGGGTTAGGCCCTCGTCGATCGCTTCGTCGGGTTCAAGGTGCCGCCTGTGCATCGCATCCTGTAACGACTCGACGAGCAGGCAATGCCCGGTCAGTGCTTCATCCCACGTCGGGTAACGCAGAGCACGGACGAACCTCGCGGCCGATAACACCGCCGTTTCGAAGAGCATCGGCCGGTGTCCGTGATATCGAACGCCGTGCGGCGAGAATTCATGATCGATACCGATGAACACGGTCGACAGTTCGATGCCATCGATGCGCGTGTGTGCGACTGTGCGATCGGTGCCGGCAAACCATTTCATCCAGTCCAGCACCGACCGCGCGCGGCGCGGCTCGTGTCCATCGAGTACGTACAGGGTGCGATTCATTGACATCCTTCAGGCCGCGGCCGTCGCCACTTCGCCGTTGACCCAACGCGTGAGCCAGCGCTTAAGCTCGCTCACGCCGCCGTTCTGATAGACGATGTGCTCGTTGACGTGGCGTACGATTTCCTGGTGCTTGTGTGAGATAAATTTCGTCATCAACACCACGAGGTCAGCGTGCTTCGCGCGGTCTTCAAGTGTCTTGTGGTGCTCGGACTTCGCATATTCCAGGTCCAGGAATTCGCCCATTGCCCGCGTCATGTCCTGTTCCTGTTGATTGAGCAGCCCGACCACGAGCACGCGGGGTTTTCGGTTACGCGGTGCGGAATGCAGCCGCGTCACGCCTGCCGGCATCACGGGGGGGACCGTGATCTGCACGTGCGCGAGTGCTTCGCTTACTCGTTGCATGATCGATTCCTGTAGATGCTCACCAATCGAGCGCATGAGCATCCCGGCTACCTTCGTGCCGATTGCCTCGATGAGCGTGTCAAATGGCAACGAAGCAGGATCGAGAGGCACCGCCGGGGGTGCCTCGACGCGCGTCGCTTCGGTCGCTCGTCGCGAAATCGCCGCGCGCTCGGCGGCTTCGCGCGCCGCCTGTTGTCGCTCGGCCTCGTCATGCTCCCGTGCCTCGCGCGCCTCGCGTTCAGCGCGCTCCTCCTGCTCGATCGCCGTCCACTCGTCCGTAATCCAGGCAACCTGTTGGAAGCTCGTAATGTTGCGGCGCCGCTCGGACGGAAGCGCGTACTCGATCGCTTTGCGAATCGCTTCGACCCGAGTCATGTCGGCGAATCCGGAAAGCAGGCGCTTGCTTTCGACCGCGATCGTTCGGCGCTCGTCTGCGGTCCACCAGACATTTGCAGTGCCGGCCCTACGGGCACGCCGAATGCGTTTTTTTGGTGTGAGAGGCAGCGGTCCGATTGGTGTCTCCGTTGCCTCTTCGACCTCGCGCCGTAGCTTTTGCAGGACCGGTTCAAGGCCCCGAAGATCGCGCAGTTGATGCAGGTTGCGATGTCGCTCGGCCGGCACCACGAGCGTTTGTGCGCGACGGGCTGCGGCCAGGAGGGGCATCTTCTCCTGTGCCATTAGCACGAGCGTCTTACGCGCGACGACAATCGTGTCGTCGGCGGTCCACTTGCTGAAACCTTGGCGGCCTATGTGCGCGCCGTTCATGAATCCGCCGTTGTTGTTTTGGGTAGCGGTTGCAATTTCCATTTGATGCCCTCTCTCAGTCAGAGCGCCAAGCGGCGCAGGTTTGTGCTGCACGGTTGCGGCGGTCGCCCGGTCCGGCACTCGACCGCCGGAAACAGTCGCTACTCTTTCTGGCAGTCGGTCGCTTCCAGCTCAGTGCCGGGCGCCGACGTGCCAGGGTCATAGATGAACTGCAAGCACGCCTCGATGTTGATCGAGCCGTCGTCGTTCTCGAAATCCTCACGCGCCGATTGCGGATCTACGTCGGTGTGCTTCGCCATCGCGGCGTTGAAGACCGCCACGGGGTCATCGACACGGACCGAAAGCGTCACGTTGAAACGCGGGAGCATTTCGAGCGCCATGATTTCGTCCAAGGTCATGCGTCAGCTCCTATCACCAGTTGTCGGGATCGACACAATCAGACTCACCCCACGTGCACGGGCCGCACAGCCCGGACGCGTATACGACCCTTCCGTTCTTCGAACCGAGCACGGTTGGCGACACGCCACAGTTGCGACACTTCGATTCATAGTCGGGCACGTACTCATCGATCGGTAGCACTTCCTCGGGTGCGAACGTCTCGTGCTCGCGCTTCGCGTTCCTACTCATTGCATCCTCGGAAAAAGACCCGCGCCCGGCGACGAAAGAGCGTCGCAAGGGGAGCAAGAGGCGCGGGTGACGGGGGCAATCAATGCTGATTCGGTTTGGCTTCGCCGGCAGGTTCATCGGGCGGGTTGCGTTTCGAGCGGCGCCGCGCTTGTTCGATGACGGCCGCGCCGTCGCTCAGAGGCAAGTCGCGTTGATCCGGGTCGCCCTTCACGTCGTCCAGGCCGCCCATATGGGCGCCGGCATCCGTGACGACGATCAGGCAGGCTTGCCCGCGCGAGTCCGCCAGTTCAAGGCGCGACGGGTCGCGCGCGGCGATCGTGAACACCGCTTCGATATGCTCGCCGAACACAACCTTTTTCAGGTCGGCCGCGACGGTTACGCGCTTCTCGCTCGCGATCAGCCGCACGGCCTTGCGCACGTTGTCGCCCACACGCCTGCGAACGCGATCGATGATTTCGTTCTGTTCGTGCTCGGGCAGCTTCGGCCAAATGTCGGGCAGCACCTTCAATTCCTGCACGAGCGCCGCGAGTAGATCGCCTGCGACGGTTTCGCTCGCCATGTCAACGGCTTCGCTCTTTTGGGTCGCCATGTCGTTTCATCCCCTGCCAGTGATCCCCCGCCCGGCGCTATGCCCGGCGGCCTCGGGTACGTGCGCGTTGTGGCTCGCGCGGCGGATCTGCATCCAACGTCGCGCCGACTTCTTCACGACGCTTGCGATAAAGCGCGGCGAGTTCGTCGCGTTGCGCTTCGTCGGGGACGCCGCGAATCAGATCAGCAACGGCGTCGATATCCTCGATCGTGTGCGCCTCGCGAAACGTCTCGGCGATTTCGGCGTATGACGGCATCGCGTCGTCGCCGAGCGGGTCGCCCTGTTCGGTTGCCGTCTCTCCGGCTGCCTCACCACTCCTTTCGCCCGCGACAGGTCCGGTAGGTGTCACGTCGCGTTCGTTGCGCTCGCGCATGCGGGCTTTGAGCGCTTCAGTTTTCGATACGGCTTCGCCAAAGTGCGCCGCCGTGCCGCTCATCTGCGAGCCCGCTTCGGCAATGGGTTCGAACCAATCGGCGGCCGTGCTCATGCCGTCGCGCAGGCTCGCGTAGATGCGCTTGAGCGAAATCACTTGCGCCGGTTGGATCGCGTCCAAGCGCCGTTGAATGCGCCGTTCGATCTGCGCCTTCGTCACGCCGAACGGCTCGAACGCCGCGAGCATCTTGTCGAGCGCTTCGGCGCTCGTGTCGGCCTTCGATTTGAGCGTCGCGTCGGCCTGGGCCATCGCCGCTTCGATAACGTCGCTCGGAATGACGGCCTCGATACAGGCACGCACGCGCCGTTGCGCCATGTTGGCGCACAACTCGTAGATGTCGCGCTCGTCGGTCAGCTTGTAACCGCCCTGCTTCGTGTCGCGCCAGTGCGGCACAACGAAGCCGATGCGCTTGCGCGTGCGGGTTTGCGTGTCGGTCGCGGTCGCCTCGACCTCGGAGAACGGCACGCCGCGTTGATCGATGCCGCGCGACACGACACGCCAGCGCACGTCGATGTTTCCCCATTCGGTCGCAATCGCTTCCATCGCTTTGATGCTCGGGCCGCGTATGTCGTTGCCGCCGCGCGAGTATTCGTACTGCGACTTTTCGGCGAGCGTCGGGCGCGTGAACGCGTTCAGGATGCGGTCCATTGCCTGAACCGGATCACGCGGAAACTGCTGCGCCATCAAGTACATGACCTGCATCTCGGCGAGTTCGCGGCTCTGATCCTGGCGTGCGCCAGCCGTCTGCGCGAGTTCCGCGCGCGCGTTGCCAAACGGCGACTCGATAACGTGGCTCATTGCTTGTCCTTTGCCTTCACGTGGCGGCAATCGACGTAGGTTGCGGCTTCAACTGCGTATGCCTTGCGCTCGATGACCTTGCGCCGATAGGCGCTGCCATCGGGTAGGACGCCGATCGACGCGGCTCCGATCGCTTCGAGTATGTGATTGCGCGCGACGCGGCTTACGTCGTCGTACTGCTTCGACAGCCGATCGGCCTGCTCCTTGACGTCGTGCCAGTGCGCGATGTCCTCTCCCAACAGAACCGTTTCGCCGTTAGTGCCGGTGTACAACCGCGCCAACACTCCCTGGCTCGTCGGGTGCGCGTAGTCGATTGCCGGTGGCTCGCACCGCTCAACGTGCTGCCAGAACTCGTGTTCGGCCTCGACAAGCATTTCCGACAACTCGTTGTCACGCTCGACGACGAACGACACGAGCCTGTTACCGCCGACGCACGCCGCAAGGTGCCAGACCGGGTAGTCCAGCACAATCATGTAGTGCTGGCATTGCAAGACATATTCGTCCGGCACTTGATCCGTGCCCTGCTCGCCCCAGTCGCCGAGCCGAAACGCCATCGCATCGACGTTCTTGCATTCGAGGCCGCAACGCCGGCCGTCGATCAGCCGATCGACGCTTGCGATCATCCACGGGTAACGTGGATGGCGCAAAAGCACGTGCTTTCGGCGCACTTTGACGCCCTCTCGCCGAGCGTACTCGCGGGCGATGATGTCTTCCATGAGACGCCCGAAGTGCACCCGTTCCAGGGTATCGGTCGGACTCTGTTCCAGCGCGACACTCGCCTTCTCAAGCCAAACCTCGTACGCGGTCTTGAACGGCGACACCCCCAAGATCGGCGCGACATCGCTGCCGCCGACACCGCTTCTTCGTTCCGATAGCCATTGCTCACGATCCATGGTCAACGAATTGCTTCAGTTTTTCACATTTGTAAATTTACGAATTCCGACAATAGTCGGAATTACGCGGCTCATCGCACGACATTGCATCAAAAATACAGCCATGAGAAATTCACATATGTAAAACTACGTGCGACTTTCATCGGTATATATGCGCACCCGATTACAACACGGGGCGCCGACCGCCGCCACTGTTCGAACCATGACCGCCTTTGCTGGCGGGAGAGACAGCGAAGGTAAGGTCGATGCCGAAGCAGTTTTCGCATAACATCCACGGCTTGATCAATTAAGGAATGGACGGAATTCAAGACGACGGAACCACGGATGTCAATAATATGTCTTCCTTGAATTTTTCGACAACGCGACTTTAATCGTTTCTCATGAACGTGGATAAGATTCTGGCCCAGATGGGTGGCCCCCGCCGAGTTCGGCTGCTGATCGGTTCATCTCCGTCAACGATTTCACAAATGAAAGCCCGCGGAAAGATTGCCGATAACCTCGTGCGTTTCTTCATCGCGCTGCACCCCGAACTCGACTGGCCCGACCTGCTCGATACCGACTTGCAGCGGTTCAGCGCGCTCATCAACGAGCAATCCTTGCGGCGCCTTCGCGCCTCGCGCTTGCGGATGTTCGGCACGCGCGAAGTCGGTGTCGAGACGCCCGAGTGAGCTGCATTCGGGAGACAAAGCAATGATCGCGAAGGCGAATATCGACGAACGCGCAGGCGCGCGGGTGCCGTTCAAGATGATCGAGATGCGCATTTGGGCCGACGAAAAGTTCGTCAAGCTCTCGCGCGCACAACCGAGCGCACAGTTCCTGTTCATCTACCTGTTTTCCGGGCCGCACACCCTGCAACCCCGCATGGTGCCTGGGGTCTACCGGGTCAGCCGCGCCGGTCTGGCCGACGCGCTCGGATGGTCGCTCGACGACTTCGACGCATGCTTTCGTGAGATTTCTGGTTTACGCATGGCCGAAGCCGATTGGGACCATCAAATTCTGTGGCTGCCCAACGTGCTCAAACGAGCGATGCCGCGTGCCCCGAACAACGTAGTCGGGTGGCGTTCGGGATGGGACTTGATCCCGGACTGCAATCTGAAGCGCAGAATTTTTCGTGCGATTCGGTCGGCGGTGAATGCCCAAGGTGAGGCGTTTTCCAGAGCGTTCGATGCGGCTATCAGGCCCGTCCAGCTTGGCTCCGGACAGAATCCCAAAAAGGTCAAGGAAAGCAAAAATGAAGGGGGGGCATCGCCGAGGCATAAGGCCATACATCAGCGAGACATGAGCCCCAACATGAGCGAAGCTAAACGCGAACATCGACCCGAACATCAGCGAGGCATCGCCCCGAACATCGCAGAAGCATCGACTGATACATCCCCGACACATGACCCCTCACAGATATTAGATAGGAGATATAAAAACAACCCCAACGTCAAAGGCGTTAACGGCGCTACCGCGCCGTTACCCCCGTGTACGCGTATGCGCGCGCGTGAGAGCGGGCCAACCGACGCGGAACCCTTGCCGGACAAGGCTCGCAGCGAGTTCGCCAGCGTGCGTCGCTTCACCGAGCACGCGGAAGAACCGCAAACGCAACGCGATCTGCTCGAATTCGATGCCGGCAAACCCTTGTCGGATAAGGATTCCGTGGGGCATCCGGGGGTACATGAGCGAGGCATGTCGTCGCATGATGCCTCGGCGATGTCCCCCGCGATGCCCCACGCGAAGCCCGGGCGTAAAGCCTCGAAAGCCGCGCCGGATAAGGTGCACGGACCAGACACGGGACCGACCTGGGACGCGTACGCGACCGCATTTGTCGCGCGATACGGCGTCGAACCCGTGCGGAACGCCACGGTGAACGCGCAAATGCTCCACTTCGTCGAACGCATCGGCGCGGCCGACGCGCCTGAAGTGGCGCGGTTCTACGTCGCGTCATGCTCGAGCGCGTTCTACGTGAAACGCTGCCATGCGGTAGGCGTGCTCTTGACCGACGCCGAGTCGTTGCATACGCAATGGGCTACGCATCGCCCCGTGACGGCCACCGAAGCAGCAATGGCCGATCGGACGGCCACGAACGCGAATGCGTTCGGCCCACTCATCGCCGAAGCGCGCGAGCGCGAACGCAACGAGGCGCAACGTGGGCACGACTAGCCGAGTGCTGGAAGCCATCGCCGTGACGGCCGAACTGTGCGGGCGCGTGTTCTCGCCCGTTGCCGCGCGCCAGTTCGCGGCCGACCTGTCGCCGTACCCCGAATCGCAAGTGCTCGGCGCGCTTGACCGTTGCCGGCGCGAGGTCAAAGGCGCGCTCACGCTCGCCGACGTGATTTCGCGGCTTGACGACGGTCGGCCCGGCCCCGATGAAGCGTGGGCGATGATGCCGCGCGACGAGTCGCAGTCGGTCGTCTGGACCGACGAAATGGCTGTCGCATGGGGCGTTGCGTTGCCCCTGCTCACGGCCGGCGATGCGATCGCGGCCCGGGTCGCGTTTCGCGAGTGCTACGCGCGGGTCGTCACGCTCGCGCGGTGTGAGCGGCGCCCGGCGCAATGGCGCCTCTCGCCTGGCAGCGATCCGGCCATGCGTGCCGCGGCGATTACCGATGCCATCGAAAAGGGCCGCCTGTCGCGTGAACACGCGATGGCGCTGCTGCCCGATATCGCGAATACCGAAGTCGATGCCCGTTTGCTTGCACGCATCGGCGTGAACGTCAAGCGCATCGAGGGGGCGAAACGATGATCGTCGAAACGCACCACTTCAACCGGCTGACCGAAGCCGAAGCGGAGCGCCTTGCACTACTCGCTGAGCAAATGGGCCAAGCGATCCACGCCATCGGCAAGGTGCTTCGCCACGGCTACGAAGGCACAAACCCGCTCACGCCGAAGGGGCCGACAAACCGCGATTGGCTCGAAAGGGAAGTCGCACACGTGTACGTAGCGGCCTCGATGATGTTCGATGCAGGCGACATTCGCCGCATTGCATGTTCGGTGCACGAAGTCGAGAAGCGCGAGGACGTGCATCGCTACCTACACCATCAACGGACGCGCTGACGCCATGAATACTCCGATCGTGCATTTCGTTGTGCCCGGTATCCCTGTCGGCAAAGGCCGGCACCGTTCACGCCGCGCCGTCGGCTACGACGAGCACGGACAAACGCGCGCATTCATTGCGATGCATCCCGACCGGAAATCGGCCAAGTACGAAAAGCACGTCGCGATTGAAGCGAAGATTGCGATGCAAGGCCGGCGCCCTGTCGGCGAGCCGGTTTGCCTCGTCGTGCGCGCGTACTACCCGATTCCCTCGTCCTGGCCGCAATGGCGTCAACGCGACGCACGAACGGGCGTGATCGTCCCCAAGGTCAAGCCCGATTGGGACAACGTAGGCAAAGCCGCCAGCGACGCAATGAACGGCATTGTGTACACCGACGACTCGCTTGTCGTTACCGGGTGCGTGCTCAAACGTTATTCCACCGACCCGCGCGTTGAAATCGCGGTGTACGCGTTCGTGCGCAATCCCGACGTGCGCGCCGCGCAGGTCGATCCGTTCGGGTTGGCCGCCGAAACGCAGGGGGATCTGTGAAATGAACGACGGCGTTTTTGCTTCGGTGCCGTGCGCGCTCTCGATTGCGTACCGCATGCCCGCCTACCAGAAGTCGCCCGAATCGGCCTGTGCGCGCATCCTGCGCGACCACGTGAGGCGCTCGCGCGTATGGGACCGCGATCGCCTGTTGCCGAAAGTCGTGTTCTTCGATGGCCTAACGAATGAACAGGTGCACGCCGAATGCCGGCTCGTTCGCGAAACCGTCGTGCGACGCCTGCCGCAGCTCGAAGCGGCGACGATCCGCGCGCGCTATGGGTTGACCGAATATGAAGACCTCGCAAACGGCCTGCGGCGCTTCGCCTTCAGTGCCGACCGTACGGACGCGATCAAGGCGCTTTCGGATCGCATGCGCGCCGAGTTCGACATCCTCAGCGAAGGCGAATGCGATCTACTCGTAGCGCGCGTCTTCGCCAACGTGAAAGAGACGACGCCTATTACGTTGCGGGCTATCGCCGCGCAGTTCGGGCGCTCGCATGTGCACTACCACAACTATTTCCACGCGATCGACGACCGGCTCTACCACCTCGAAATGCGCGCGCTCGACACGTTGACCGACGTTTTCGCCGAACGCGGCGCGTGCGACGGCGAGCCCGTTGTAGCAGCACGCGCACAGTATGCGAGCGGACAATGAGCCGATACGTTCAATGGGACGAGCCTTTCGACAGTCAGGCAAACCCGCCGAATATCGTTTGCCGCATGATCGTCGACGACGCGATTCGCGCACAGCGCAACATTGCCCGCAGTCGCGGTCACGAGTACGAAACTGACGAGCGCGCACTCGATGATTTCCTCGCCGCGCATTGGGCCGTCGTCACGGGCGCCTCGGCGCTCGATTGGCAGGCGTGCGCACAAGCGATCCTGAATGATCCGCGCGTGGACCAAATCCGACGTGCACACGCGAGCGCGCGGCCGAAGGCCGAGAACCCTGCATGGCGAAACACGCATCACGACCTTGGATACGTTCTGCACATGCTTGCGCGACACGCAGCGGGCTATTTCGGACCGGTAGGAGGTGAGACATGAGGTGCGTTGTCTGCGGCGCGTTTACGCGGCTCGGCGCGGCGTTGCACGCCGATGGGTGGGAATGGTTCACAGGGTATTTCGATCGGACGGCCGCGTTTTGCCCGAAGCATTGCAACTCGGGCATGCGTCACTTGCTCTATGAATTTGCACAACGGAAGCCGTCCGCGCCGGATAGTCGATGGTCGCTCGACCACGCTGCGCGCGACTTGAAACTGACGGTCGGATGAGTGCTTGAAAGTATCTGCATTCGATTGGATACGCACGACCGACAAGACGCCGCCCGAGAAGACCGCCGGCTTCAGCGAATACATGCTCGTCACGGTTGCCGAACGGCCCCGGTATGTCGACATCGACCGATATAACCATCGTGCGCACGAATGGGAGTCGCACGGCGCGAGGGTAACGCATTGGATACCGCTACCCTCGCCAGCGCTTGTGCCGTTCGATGAATTGCCGAAAACCTAGCGCGGCTCGACGTGCATCGTGCGCAATCGGTCCAACGCTTCTATGTCTTCCGTCTCGTCATGGAACCGATGGCAGAAGCCGCAATACCGCTGTACTACGTCCGTAGGGTTGTGCGAAGTCGTGCCGCAGTTCAGGCATTGGATGGCTCGCCCCCCATCCACCAATTTGAATGTCGTATCCATCAACCAGCGCTTACAAACTCAATTCACCATGCTTTCATCGCTTCATCGAAGTCCGACCTTCGTCCGGGTCAATACCGTGTTGGCGCAAAAGCTTCGTCAACCGGGCGACCCGGAACCACAGCGCGATCGCCGTAATCGTGGTGATGGTCGAATACACGTTCTCGTTGCCGATCCAGCGCGATAGGAAGATGACGCCTGCAACAAATCCAACCGCACATAGGAGCAGCAAGCCGCGATCGATGAGCCACGCTTTCATTATTTCAGTCCGGTTCCGGCCCGTGCGCGCATGCCGTAGGTCGCCCGCTTCGGCGACGACAAGTCGAACACTTCGGGGTGGTGCATGAGGAACAGTTGCATCGCAGGCGAAAACGATGCGACGCCCGACGCCAGTATCGCCTGATGCATGCGCGCTGCCGCACCAGGGCCGGCTTTGCACTTATAGAAGGCATCCCCGGCAACCATGAGGCTACCGACCATGCCGCCGAGGTAGTACGCGCCGTAGAGCGCGCCGAGGAATGCGAGTTTTTCGACCATCTCGCCCGCACCGATGAGTTCACGTAGCGTGACCTTCATACCCATCGTCTTGACGATTCCCGCCAGTTGACCGATGGCGCCGAGCGTGCTGGTTTGCGTGGCGAACAGGTTCGGCGGTGCGGTCAGACCGATCGCTTCCATGTTCTCTTTGAATACCGGATAGAACCCGGCTGCGCAGGTTGTTTGGCCCATATGCTCTCTCATATATTTTGTTCGTTCGCGCCGCTCACATTTGTGACTCGGGCGCGGACGGTAGGATACCACTGTGAATCGCGCAACACCGGACTTGCTATGTACGGCAAGTCTCGGCTACATTAGGCACGTCAATAGGCAGTCGAAAGCTAGCCGTTGATACAGACCGCGTTCCAGCCGAAAGCCAGAACGCAACTTAACCTTCGAAAAAGGGATTGCGATGAAAACGCAAAAGGGCGCTCGCGCCTATTCCACTCTGCTGGCCTGCATCTACGACGAGCCCGAAGGCCTCGGCGATCTAGGCGGCCACCACTACTCGATTTTTCGCACCGTCACCACGTTCAACGAAGCCGGCAGCACGTTTTGGCAGAACGTCGCTCGGTTACACCATGTAGCGGTAATTTGGGATGGTGATCACGACACGCGCGTCATCGGTGTCGTTGAGCAGTTGTATCTCGCAAACCTCCTCAGAACGATTGCATTCATCGGTGAGCACAAGGGCGAGGTCAACGTCTTGTTTGCTCCCGGCTTCGTTCGCGCCGTACCGCCCCAGCAACATCAGGGCTACCGCAAGGTGATTTCCGACATCGTTGCAAATCCGGTTCACGGCGATTCGTGGACAACGCAGTTCGGCCAATTCATCCCTGCGGGGGAAGAAGATGCCAAGTTCACGACCGACACCGCCAATTTGCTCGGCATGAAGGACGGCATTACGTACCTCAACCATATTCACAACATGTGGCGCCTTGGCGTTCGCGAATTCGAAGCATCGGATAGCGCGTGGCAGCCTCAACCGCACAACGTGTTCGTGCCGCCTCCGCCGCCCCCGGGCTCAACGATGCCGCCTATGCCTCCATTGCCCCGGCGATAACTTTTGCTTGACTTTCCTTAACAGCCAGTCTATCAATATCCGAGATTTCGGAAATCCCGCCTCACACAAAGCCCGCGCACTGCGCGGGCTTTTCTTTTTTGGGTTCGCCCGGAGAAAAAACCATGTCGATCCGATGCAAAATGCGTTTGAACGCGGTTGTCGGTCAGTCCTGGGGCGGCGTCAAAGCAGTGTTCAACTGCGAATACGACAACACCATCGAGGACGATCGTCGCTTTCAAGCGGCAACGCCCACCGGCATGGCCGAGTTCGTCATCGACAATCCGGCCGTGATTCCGTTGCTCGTCATCGGCAAGTCGTACTACTTCGACATGACGCCGGCCGACGATCCCAAGCGAGTGACGCAGAGTTAACGCAATGCCCGCGCATCCGTTGCGCCCGTGTCGGCAACCCGGATGCGGCGCGCTCGTGCGCGAGAAGCACGGCCTTTGTCCCGCGCATCTTGCCGGCGCCCGACGCTGCACCGATGCGAAACGGGAGAACGCGAACGCGCGCGGGTACACGTGGCAATGGCGCAAGGCTCGCGAGCACTTTCTTCGTTTGCATCCCCTTTGCGAGTGCGCTGAATGCCGGGCGGTCGGTCGCATAATGCCCGCCTCGGTCGTCGACCACATCATCCCGCACCGCGGCGATATGGCTCTGTTCTGGGATCGATCGAACTGGCAGGCGATGTCGAAACCGTGCCACGACCGGAAGACCGCGCGCGAAAACGGCGGGTTCGGGAACCTCCCCGCCCCGCGTCCGCCCCACGCGCGCCCAAGCAAATAGCCCGCCATGCGGACAAACCAGAACGAGCCCGCACAACGGCCTACAACGGGCCGGCGCTTCGGGGAACACGCGAGCACGAGCGACGGCGCGCGAGCCCGTCAGGCGGCCGGCGCCGGGCCTCGGCGGGGCGTTGCCGGGCGGCTATGGGGGGCCGAATCTCTACGGGAAAACCCGCCGCGACCGCGGCCGGGGTCGAATTTTTGCCGCCGCGAAATGAAACAGGGGGTCAAAACGTGACGACGCCAGTCTGGCCGGCTGATCGCGTCGAGCGCTGGCCTCTCGAGCGGCTGATCCCCTACGCGCGCAACACGCGCACGCATTCGCCGGCCCAGGTCGCCGAGATCGCCGCGTCGATGCGCGAGTGGGGATGGACGAATCCCGTGCTGGTCGACGAGGAAGGCACGATCATCGCCGGCCATGGGCGCGTGCTGGCCGCTGGCCTGCTGCAATGGACCGAGGCGCCAATCATGATCGCGGCCGGATGGAGCGAAGCGCAAAAGCGTGCATACCGGATCGCCGATAACAAGCTCCCCGAGCACGCCGCATGGGATGCCGAGATGCTGCGCATCGAGATCGGCGACCTGAGCGGTATGGGATACGACCTCGCGCTGCTCGGGTTTCAGGACGGAGAGCTTGCCGATCTGCTGGCCGTGCGCACGACCGGGCTCACCGATCCCGACGAAGTGCCGGAAACGCCGGCCGAGCCCGTCACGCAATCAGGCGACGTCTGGCGGCTAGGCGGGCATAGGCTGGCTTGCGGCGACGCGACCGATGGGTTGACCGTAGAGAAGGCGCTCAACGGCACCGTGCCGCACCTGATGGTTACTGACCCCCCTTATGGCGTCGAGTATGACGCCAACTGGCGCAACGAAGCTGCGCGCACATGCTCGGGCATGGGCAATCGAGCCATCGGCGCTGGTGCCATTGGGAAGGTTCTGAATGACGACCGCGCCGATTGGCGCGAGGCATGGGCGCTTTTCCCTGGCGATGTGGCCTACGTGTGGCATGCCGGCCGACACGCGAGCGCCGTCCAGGCATCGCTCGAAGCATGCGGCTTTGAAATTCGGTGCCAACTGATCTGGGCGAAACAGCAGTTCGCGATCGGTCGCGGCCACTACCACTGGCAGCACGAGCCATGCTGGTACGCCGTGCGCAAGGGCGGCGTGGGACATTGGAGCGGCGACCGCAAGCAATCGACGCTCTGGCAAATCGACAAGCCTCAGAAGTCGGAAACCGGCCACAGCACGCAAAAGCCCGTCGAATGCATGCGCCGGCCGATCGAAAACAACTCGTCGCCGGGGCAGGCCATCTACGAGCCGTTCTCCGGTTCGGGCACGACCATCATCGCCGCCGAAATGACCGGCCGCGCCTGCCACGCGGTCGAGTTGAACCCAGCGTATGTCGATGTCGCCGTGAAGCGATGGCAAGCATTCACGGGCAAGACGGCGACGCTGGAAGGCGACGGCCGCACGTTTGACGAGGTATCACAACATGGCAGGACGCAAACCAACTCCGACAGCGCTCAAGCTGATACGCGGAAACCCAGGAAAGCGCGCGCTAAACGAGGATGAGCCGCAGCCTGATAGCGGCGCACAGATGCCCGATTGGATGAGCGACGCGGCGAAAGCGCAATGGCCCGAGGTTGCCAAGCAGCTAAACGACGCGGGCCTGCTGACGGTTATCGATGCGCCAGCGTTGGCCCTGTATTGCGAGGCATTCGCCCGCTGGAAAGACGCGAACGACAACATTGTGAAGTTCGGCGCCGTCATCAAGGCGCCCTCGGGCTTTCCGATTCAATCGCCGTTCCTCGCGATCGCCAACAAAGCGCACGCGCAGATGGTTAAGCTGCTGGCCGAATTCGGCATGACGCCTTCGAGTCGATCGCGCGTGAGCGTGAAGAAGCCCGACCCGGCCGAGCAATACGCGAAATTCGTCCGTAAAAGCTGATGAGAAAGAACCGTGTGCGCCTGTCCTGGTCCTGTTCGGACTTCGCGCACCACGCGCACCGGACGCGCTTCGGTGCCTGGATCTGTGGCCGATGGCAACGCCTGCGCGATTGGTTCAAGCGTTGATTTATGCGCCATCCGCACGTCACGGCCGCGAACTACTACGCGCGCGCCGTTCTCGGCCGGGCTGTTCCCGCGTGCAAATGGGTGCAACGGGCCTGCGCGCGCCATCTCGACGACTTGAAGGCGTCGCGCGCGAAAGGCTACCCGTACTACTTCGACCCGGACGCGGCAGAGCGCGCCTGTGAGTTCATCGAACTGTTGCCGCACACCAAAGGCAAATGGGCGAAACGTGGCGAATTGCTTCACCTCGAAGCGTGGGAGTGCTTCATCCTCGTCTGCGTTTTCGGCTGGAAACTGCGCAAGAACGGCATGCGTCGGTTTCGCGAACTGTATGCCGAGTTACCCCGCAAGAACGGCAAGAGCCAATTCGGCGCCGGCATCGGGCTTTACATGCTCATTGCCGACGACGAAGCCGGCGCCGAAGTGTATAGCGGCGCGACGACCGAAAAGCAGGCGTGGGAAGTCTTCGGGCCGGCGCGGCAGATGATCGAGCGCACGCCTGGCCTGCGCGCGGCGGCCGGCATCGAGGTTTGGGCTAAGTCGCTCGCGCGACCGCTCGACGGTTCGAAGATGGAACCGATTATCGGTAAGCCCGGCGACGGTTCGAGCCCGTCATGTGCGCTCATCGACGAATTCCACGAGCACGACACGCCCGACATGCTCGACACGATGCAGACCGGGATGGGCGCCCGCGAGCAACCGCTCGTCGTCATCATCACGACAGCCGGCTACAACCTCGCGGGGCCGTGCTACGACAAGCACCTGGAGGTTACGAAGGTGCTCGACGGGCTCGTTGAGAAAGACGACCTGTTCGGGATCATCTACACCATCGACGAAGGCGACGATTGGGCCGATCCGCGCGTGCTCGCGAAGGCGAACCCAAATTTCGGCATCTCGGTCGACGGCGACTTTCTCGCCGCGCAGCAACGAAGCGCCACGCTCAACCCGGTTGAGCAAAACCGGTTCAAGACAAAGCACCTGAACGTATGGTGCTCCGCGCGCAACGCGTGGATGAACATGCAGCAATGGGCCTTGTGCGCAGAACAGGGCCTGTCGATCGACGAATTCGAGGGCCAGGAATGTTGGGTCGTCCTGGATCTGGCAAGCAAGAACGACATTTGCGCCTGCGTGCAGCTATTCAAGCGCGAAATGAACGGCCAGGACCACTACTACGCCTTTGGCCGGTACTACCTGCCCGAAGACGCGATTGAGGAAAACAAAACGAATCAGGCCATCTATCGCAAGTGGGTGATTCAAGGCCACTTGCGGGCCACGGAGGGCGCCGAAATCGACTTCGACATCATCCGCGAGGACGTACGCGCTGATTCCTCGCGCTTTCGCGTGCTCGAAGTCGTCTACGACCCGTGGCGAGCAACGCAACTCGCGCATCAACTCGCAAAAGACGGCGCGACCGTCGTCGAGTACCGGCAAACCGTGCAGAACATGAGCCCGCCCATGAAAGAAGTCATGGCGGCCGTGAAGTCGAGTCGCTTTCACCACGACGGAAACCCCGTGCTGGCCTGGATGATGAGCAACGTCGTTGCGAAAGAAGACGCGAAGGAAAACATCTACCCCCGAAAGGACAAACCGGAGCAAAAAATCGATGGACCGGTCGCGATCATCATGGGCGTGGGCCGCGCAATGTCGAACGCCGAACTGTTCCCGACCATGCCCGACAACTATTCGTTGACAGTGATATGAGCCCGCTTGCTTGGAACGTTGCGCTGCTCGCCGGCATCGGCATGATTGGCGCCGGCACCGAAATGGCTTACGGCCTACCGCGCGCGTTGATCGTAGTCGGCGCCCTGATTCTCGTGCTCAACGTCGTAACCGCCTTCGTGGCGACGAGGGGCAGCTGATGTTCCTGCGTATTCGAGCCGATTCCGACGATACCGGCGACCGCTCCCCGTGGGGCGACTATTGGTTTCTGCCGGCGCCGTTCAAAGGCACCGCCAGTAGTGTCACCTCAGATGCGGCGATGCGCCTGACGGCCGTCTATGCGTGCGTGCGCGTGCTCGCCGAATCCGTGTCGATGTTGCCGTTCGTCCTGTACACCGAAAGCGCGAACGGCGCGAAGAAGCCGAACAAAAAGCACTGGCTATACAAGTTGCTCGCCGTGCGGCCGAACGATTTTCAGAACCCGTTGGAGTTTCGCGAAATGATGCAGGGGCATGTTGCCTTGCGAGGCAACGCCTTCGCACAGATCGTGAGCAACGGCGCGGGCATCGTCACCGACCTTATTCCGTTGCACCCGGACCGGGTGACGGTCGAACCGCTGTCGGACACGAATTGGCGCTATCGCGTGCGCAACATGGACCAGACCTTGACGACGTTCAATCGCGGCTCGATATTCCACCTTCGCGGCCTCTCTGGCGACGGGATCATGGGCTACAACCCGATCCAGGCAGCGCGAGAGTCGGTCGCGACGGGACTTGCGGCGCAGAACTACGGCATGCGGTACTTCGAAAACGACGCGACGCCGGGCGGTTGGATCGAGTACCCCGGCCAGTTCAAGGACGACGATCAGAAACGCCGATTCCGCGAACAGTTCCAGGCCACGCAGACCGGCCGGCATCTCCACAAAACGGCCGTGCTCGAATTGGGGATGAAGTATCACCAGATTTCGATCACGAACCAAGACGCTCAATACCTCGAAACGCGCAAGTTCAGCGTGTCGGAAATCGCCCGGCTCTTTCGCATCCCGCCGCATTTGATCGGCGAGCTAGACCGAGCGACCTTCTCGAATATCACGCAGATGTCCGAAGAATTCGTGAAGTTTTCGCTCATGCCGTGGCTCGTGCGCTGGGAGGAAGCGCTCAAGTACTCATTTCTTGACGAGGACGAAAATCTGTTGCCGTCGTTCGATACTGACGCACTGTTGCGCGGCGACCCGGCGGGCCGTTCGATGTTCTATCACAACGGCATTTTGGACGGCTGGATGACGCGCAACGAAGCGCGCGCCGCGGAGCACATGAACCCTATCGACGGGCTCGACGAACCGCTTCGCCCGCTGAACATGGTTGAGGAAAACGAGGCGGAAGAAGACGCGGCCAAGCCCGGCGCCGTGCCGGCCGCACCGCCCGCGCCCCTGCCCGGCCAGAAGGAACCGGCGCCCCCCGAGCCCCCGCGGCCGGGCAAGGGCGCCACGTCGGCGGGCGAGATGGGCGTTATGCGGTTCTTCGCCATTGCGTCGGCCGTCGCCGAGCGCATCGCGCGCAAAGAAACGGCGATGGTGCAGACCGCGTTGCGTTGCCCCGACACGGCCGCCGCACTCGTGGACGTGTACGAAAAGCATGTCGCGTTCGTCGCGCAAGCGCTCGACGTTCCGCGGGATGAAGCGCTTGCCTACTGCACGCAACGGCTCGAATTCATCCAGACGCAAGGCCCCTCGCTCGATGCACAACTGTTCGAGGACAGCGCGCGCATGCGCCTGACACAACTCGCGTTAGAAGGTGCGTTATGAAACACGCTTTGTTGATTTGCGAATTCCTCTCGACGCCGTGGGCGATTCTGCCCGAGCGTCTTTCGGCTATGTGCTCGGTCATCGCGCGCGTTGTCGCCGACCGCGAGGCGTCGCCCGAGGTCATGGCGCAGGTACGCGCCGACGCGCAGGAAATCGAAGCGCGCCGGGGCGACGCCACGAGCGCGGGCGGCAACGGCGGCGGCATCGCCGTTTTGCCCTTCTACGGCACGAGCGTTCAACGTACGAACCCCATGCAGGAGGTAAGCGGCTCGGGCCTTATGAGCATCCAACGCTTCACGCAGACGTTTCGCGCCGCGCTCGCCGACGATTCGGTCGGCGGCATCCTGCTCGATATCGACTCGCCTGGGGGCAGCGTGTACGGCGTTATGGAGTTAGCCAATGAAATCTATCAGGCCCGAAGTCAGAAACCCATTTTCGCTATCGCCAACTCTCTCGCGGCAAGCGCGGCCTATTGGGTCGCCAGTAGTGCGAGCGAGTTCTACGTTACCCCTGGTGGCGAGGTCGGTTCGATCGGCGTCTTCGCTGCTCATCAAAACCTCGCCAAGGCACTCGAAAAAGAAGGCGTAGAGACGACGCTCGTCTCGGCCGGCAAGTACAAAACCGAGGGCAACCCGTTCGGGCCGCTCTCGGATGAGGCGCGCGCCGCGATGCAATCGCGCATCGATGCGTATTACGGCGCCTTCACGCGGGGCGTGGCGAAGAATCGCGGCGTCGATGTCGCGACCGTGCGCGAAGGCATGGGCGAAGGCCGCGTCATGAGTGCGAGCGCCGCCAAGGGCGAAAACATGGTCGACGGCGTTGCGACATTCGACGACGTAGTTCGCAAGCTATCGAAAGCCATTGCCGGCACCGCGCCGGCTCAGATCACGAAACAACCTTCCCGCGCTGCCCTCATGCAACGCGAAATCGATTTGTTGGGCGCTTAAGCCAAGCGGGCGCCCGCGCTCACCGTTCCGAAGCAACGCGAAGCGCGTATGCGGTCCGTCGACCGTAGGCCGTGGCACGTCTAAACGGAGCACCCCATGAATAAGCAAATCCGTGCGCTTCAACAGCGCAAGGCCGGACTGGTCGCGCAAATGCGCGACATGCTCACGGCCGCACAAGCGAGCGAAACCGGCGATCTGACGGCCGAGCAATCGACCACGTTCGCGCAACTGCGCGATCAAGTCGAGGGCATCAACGCGCAGATCGAGCGCGAACAACTCGTTGCCATGAACGAAACGGCCTCGGTCGTCGAAATCCCGGACGGCGCGCGTTTAAGCGTGAGTGACAACCGGCTCGAAGACCCGCGCCGTGGCTGGCAAACGTTCGGCGAGTTCGCGGCGGCCGTGCGCGCCGGCTCGGCACGCGGCGGCGGTCGTCTCGACGAACGCCTCGTGATCGGCGCGGCGACGCCTTCGGTATTCGGCAACGAGGCGGGCGGCGCGGACGGTGGCTTTCTCGTGCCGCCCGAGTTTTCGAGCGAGATTTTCACGCTCTCGCTCGAAGAAGATGCGCTGTTGCCTCTGACGGACAGTACGCCGATCGGCGGGAATTCGATGGTCTTCCCGAAGGATGAAACCACGCCCTGGGGCACGGACGGCGTTCGCGCTTACTGGCAAGCTGAGGCGACGGCGGCAACGGCGACGAAACCGAAACTCGGCGTTTCGACGCAACGGCTGCACAAGCTGATGGCGCTCGTTCCCGTCACCGATGAATTGCTCGACGACACGAACGCGCTTACGGCCTACCTGCCGAAGAAGACGGCGACCTCGATTCGCTGGAAGACCGATGAGGCGATCCTGTTCGGCACGGGCGCCGGGCAACCGCTCGGACTGTTCAACAGTAAGGCGGCGATCGTACAGGCGAAGGATTCGGGGCAAGCAACGAAGACCTTCACGCCGACGAACGTCGCAAACATGATGAGCCGGCTGCTCGCAGGCTCGTATCGCCGGGCAATCTGGCTCATCAATCCCGACGTGATTCCCGCGCTCGACACGATGACGCTCGGCAATTACCCGATCTACATGCCGGTCGGCGGTGGCGTGTCGTCGATGGCCGCCTCGCCCTATGGCATGTTGAAGGGGCGCCCCGTCTACGTCAGCGAGCACGCGTCGGCGTTCTCGGCGCAGTCCGACGTGTCGTTGCTCGACCTGTCTTACTACCGGTCGATTACGAGTCGCGGCGGCGTGCAAACGGCAACGTCGATGCACCTGTATTTCGATGCCGACGCCACGGCGTTTCGCACGACGTTCCGCGTTGACGGTGCGCCGAAGCTCGAAAACCCCGTGACGCCGCCCAAGAGCCAGACGACGCGCTCGCCGTTCGTCACGCTCGCGGCCCGTTGACATGCGACCCGGCGCCCTACGGCGCCGGCTCATCACTCGATTCTTGCGAGGACTCACCATGTTTCCGATGAACGTCAAGGCGACCGAACAGGTTGCATTGCTCGGGGCCATCGTGCCGTCGAGCCAAGCGGCAGGCACGGCCGTAAGCGGTTGGTTGCCTGCTGCCAACTTCCAGAAGTTTTTGGCCGTCGTGCAGGCCGGCGCGATGGGCGCAGGCGGCACGATCGACGCCAAGATTCAACAGGCGACCGACGCGAGCGGCACGAACGCCAAGGACGTGCCGAATAAGGCCATCACCGAACTGGCCGCGGCTGGCGGCGGCAACGTGCAAGTCGCGATCAATCTCGATGCGCAGGAACTCGATACGAACGGCGGGTTCGGCTATGTGCAACTGTCGATCACGACCGCAACGGCCGCGAGCGGCACGGCGGGGCTCGTCTTCGGGTTCCTGCCGCGCTTCGGTCCTGCGTCCGACTTCAACGCCGCAAGCGTCGCCCAGATCGTCGGGTAACGCGCTCGCCGCCAGCGGCTAAGGAGGGCCGGGGCCAAGGGTCATAGACCCGTCGCCCCGGTTTTTTTATGCCTGAAATCGTCCTGCAACGCCCGATCGGCGAACCCGTTAGTCTCGGGTTCGTCAAAACGTTCGTGCGCGAAACCTCGACCGTGCAAGACTCGGTTTTGCGCATGCTCATCGGCGCGGCGCGCGCGGCGGCCGAATCGCGCACGCGTCAGCAATGCTTGCATGCGCGCTATCGGCTCATCGTCGACAAATTCCCAATGGCCGGCATCGGCACGCCCCGGCCGTTCGCCGATCTCGTCAACGATCCGGGATTCTCGGTTCGTCTGCCGCACTCGCCGCTAGTCGATGTCGTGCAGGTCCAATACCTGGACATGAGCGGCGCGACGCAAGTCGCCGACCCGTCGCTTTACACGGTCAACAAGGCATTGACGCCGGGCATTGTGGCGCTGAAATTCGGGCAGATTTGGCCGATTCCCCTGCCGCAGATTGCGGCTGTCTGGATCGATTACGACGCGGGCTATGCGTCACCCTTCTCAGTCGTCAATCAAGCGGCCGGAACGATCAAGGTAATCGGCCCCATTACGTGGAACGTTGGCGACTTGGTTTCGTTTTACAACGCGGGCGCGGGCGCTCTACCGACGCCGCTCGCGGAGGACACGCCCTACTTTGTCGCCAGTGCTTCGGGCGGGGTCTACACCTTCACCGACCTTTCGGGCAATGGGATCACTTTCACGGACAGCGGAAGCGATCAGAGTTTCATCGGCGTCGTACCGGCCGGCATCCGGCAATGGATCTGCATGCGCGCGGGCTCGATGTACGAGAACCGCGAAGAAGTCGCGATCTTGAACCGGGGCAAGGTCGAAGAATTGCCCTTCGTCGACAGCTTGCTTTGGCCGTACATGACCTCTCTGCCGTGAGGTTTGCGCCATGACGACATCGCATCTTCGCGCCGGCCAACTGAACCGCGTCATCACGATTCAGCAACGCACGGCGACGCAAGACACGTTCGGCGGCATGCCCGAAACGTGGACCAACGTCGCGCAGAACGTCTATGCACTCATCGAGGCGTTGAGCGGTTACGAAAAGATGGCCGGCGAAGCGATCGCGTCGGGTGTTTCGCACCGCATTACGGTGCGCTACGACCCGATGTTTGACGATCCGAAGCGCGTTGCGACGTACCGCATTCTGTACGGCTCGCGCATTTTCGACGTGCAGGTGGGCATGAACGTCGACGAGGGCAATCACATTGTCGAGCTGCTCGCGACGGAGGGCATGACCCTTGGCTAACCTGACGCATATCGTCGGCCTGGAGGGAGTCCTTGCACGCATGGCCGAGTTGCCGAAGCAGGCAGCCACGAAGATCAATCGCGGCGCCGCCGCGGCGATGGCGACGCGGGTCATGCAACAGGCGAAGTACCTCGCGCCCGTGTACGAAGGCCCGGACAAGGCCGGCACGGAGCCGGGGCGCCTGAAGGACGCGATTATCCGCAAGCACGCGCCGGAACTCTCGGGCACCTACCGGCAAACGTATCTCGTCACGGTGCGACGCGGCAAAAGGCCCGCGAAAGAAGGCGGCGGGATCGTCGTCAGGGGCGGGAAAGTCGTCAGCGTCGACGCCTATTACTGGCCGTGGGTGGAATTCGGCCATTGGTTCGTCCCGCCGCGCCCCTCGGGAATCACGCGCAAAGCGCACCGCGAGAAAGCCCGCGCAGGGCTCGGCGCCGTGTGGGTGCAGCCGCATTCGTTTTTGCGCCCGGCTCTGCCGCTCGCGCAGGACGAAGCAATCAAGGCCGCGACGGACTACTACCAAAAGTGGCTAATTGACGGGAAGTTTTACGACCGCATTCGCGTAGACCTCGGCAGTCCTGCCGCGCCCATTGCATCGATCGCGGAGGCGGCATGAGCACGATCGAGGAACAGCTATTCGCCACGCTCAATGCCGCCGTACCGGGTTCGGTCTATCCGGTCGTCGCCGCGCAAGACATGCCGATGCCGTACGTCGTCTATCGGACCATGCCGAGCCCGGTCGCGAACGTGCTCGACAGTCAGACGCCGCCGCTCGATAACACCGTTTTCGAACTCGACTGTTGGGGCCGCTCGTATGCCGATGCGGTCAACCTCGCGGCAACCGTGCTCGCCGCATTGCAGGGATGGTCCATTTTGGGCGTGCAGAAGAACAGCATGCACGACCTCTACGAAGAAGACGTAAAGGCGTTTCGCCGTGTCTTCGAATTTTCCGTGTGGCATTGACGCTGCACGCCCCGCGTTCAACCGGCCCGCCTCGCGCGGGCTTTTTTTGCCCGACAGGAGCGCCAACCATGAGCAACACCGCCATTTCCACCCAGGGATCTACCCTGCAAGTCGCGACGGGCAGCGGTAGCGCGTTGACGATTTCGAGCATCGCCGAAGGCAATCCGACGATTTGCACCTCTGCCGCGCACGGCCTTGCGCTCGGCGATGTCGTGACGGTTTCGGGTTCCACTGCGCCCCCTGGTTTCAATGCCACGTTTCCCGTGATCGCGAAGACGACGAATACGTTCGCGGTGCCGCTCGACACGACGGGCGCCGCCGCGCTCGCGGGCTCCCCGGTCGCCACGCCCGTAACGTGGACCGGCATTAAGAATTTCAAGACCGTAAAGGGCTTCGACGGCAAGGTCGCAAAACTCGACGCCACGAACCTTTCGAGCACCGCGAAAGAGTACGTTCCGGGCCTACTCGATCCGGGGCAATTCACGTTCGACGTGGATCTCGACATGACCGATCCCGGTCAAACGGCGCTGCGCAATTTCCTGTACTCGGCGGCCGTCGTCTCGTTCAAGTTGACCCTTCCGAACGGTCATACCGCGACGTTCTCTGCGTTCGTCGAAAGCTTCCCGTGGGATGGCGGCGTCGACAAGCTGCTGTCGGCAAACGTCAACCTCATGATTACCGGCCCGGTTACGTACGTCTAAGCGAGGCACTATGTCGAAGATTCTCAGCAAGGCCGATATTTTCGGCTCGAATGACCTGTCGACCGAAACCGTTGACGTGCCCGAATGGGGCGGTGCAGTCATCATCCGCGCCATGACGGGCGCGCAACGCGACGCGTACGAGGCATCGCTCATGAAACGCGGTGCGTCCGGTGCGTATGAGGTCGACACGGCCAACATGCGCGCGAAACTCGTGGCGAATACCGCCGTCGACGAAAGCGGCGCGCTTCTGTTCGATCCGGCCGCCGATCTGTCGGCACTCGCCGGCAAGAGTGCGGCGGCGCTTGAACGGCTTTTCATCGTCGCGCAACGCGTCAACGGCCTTGCCGCGAACAGCCAGGAGGACGCCGAAAAAAACTCCGCGAGCGGCCCGGACGGCGCTTCTGTTTCCGGCTCGCCGCAACCCTCGGCATGACCGTACGGCAACTGCTCGCGAATCTCGATTCGGCAGAACTCACGGAATGGATGGCGTTCGATCGCATGGAACCGATCGGCGAGTTTCGGGCCGACCTTCGGGCCGGCATCGTCGCGTCTGCCGTTGCCAACTATGGCGGGCGCGACATTCGCGAGGCGCGCAAGCCGTCCGATTTCATGCCGTTCCTCGAACGCCCCGAGGAAAAGCCCGTGTTGCTCCCCGACGCGAACGCGCAGGCCGAGTTGATCCTCGGCGCGTTCGGCAATTGCACCATCAACCGTAAGGCGGCCTGAAATGTCCCTCGGTCAACTCGGCGTGGAACTGTACGCCAGCTCGTCGCGTCTGGAGGGCGACATGGGGCGGGCCGCGCAGATCGTCGAATCGCGCGCGCGTGCAATGGATCAGGCCGCAGTGAAGGCCCGCAAGAGCATCGAGAGTATCGGCGACGTTCGTATCGGCCGCGTGAATGGCGTGCGCGAGGCAGCAAACGAGATGGAGCACCTGACGCATACAACGGTCGGTGCACGCCGCGAAATGCTCGTGCTCGCGCATGAACTGTTCACCGGCAATTTCAAGCGCGCGGCCGGCTCAGTCATGGTTCTCGGCGAGCGCATGGACTGGATGAGCAAAATCATGTCGCCCACGGGCGCCGCGATCGGCATTGTTGTCGGCGCGCTCGCAGCGCTTGCCGTTGCGCTCATCAAAGGCGCGGAAGAATCGACGGCGTTCGCCCATGCGATCCAGTTGACGGGCAACTATGCGGGCGTCACGGAGGGCCAGTTTAACGAGATGACGCGCAGCATCGCGGCAAGCTCGGGCGCCACGATTGGCAACGCGCGCGAGATCGCGCAAGCGTTCGTTTCTGGCGGCCGGCTCTCGGGCGCCGCGCTCGAAAGCGCGAGCGTCGCGGCGGCGAAACTGTCGGAACTCACGGGCGAAAAGTCGGAAACCATCGTGCGCAACATGGAAAAGATGGCCGACGGCGTAGACAAGTGGGCGATGGAGGCGAACAAGCAATATCACTTCGTCGACGCCACGCTCTATCAGCACATCAAGACCTTGGAGGAACAGGGCCGCACCGAACAGGCCGAGTTGGTCGCGCTCGAAGCGCTGAACAAACACCTCGGCGACCTCGACAAGAATCTTGGCTATCTTGAACGCGCGTGGAAAGGCGTGAAGAACGCCGCGCTCGGGGCCTGGGATTCGATGCTGTCGTGGGGGCGCAATAAAACGGTAGACGACCAACTGGCGGACGCCGAAAAGGAGGTCAACCGCATCCGCGGCGCAATGCAAGGCACCACGGGCGCCATGAATGCGGACATCTACGCAAAGCAGATGCAAGAGGCAATGGCCCGCGTCACTGCGCTGACGAAGCAGAAGATGCGCGAGCAAGATAATGCCCTGCTCGACCAACAGAAGGCCGACCACGCCACACGCAGCGCCGAAAACCAGGAGTTTTACGACAAGCTCATCCAGGAGACGCGCACGCGCGAACAGCAACGCGCCGACGCGATCCGCGATATCAACCGACGTGCGGACGAAAGCGGATGGACGCCCGAAATGCGGGCCAAGGCCATCGCCGCCGCGAATGAGAAGTACAAGGACCGTGGCGCCGCGAGCGGTGCACGCGCGGACCTTGGCGCGAATCTAAAGCCCCTCGAAGATCAGATTGCTGACGCCAATCGCCTTCTCTCGCAACAAGAGCAAACGCTACAGCGCTTCTACCGCGACAACAAGCTTTCGATCGCCGGCTACTACGCCGAGCAAGAGACGGTCATCAAGGCGCATTCGAAGGTTGTCGGCGACGCGTACGACAAGGAAATCGCCACGCTCACGCGCTACGCGGGCGCCGCCAAGGATCACGCGACGAAAGTCGAAACGCTCACGAAGGCGCACGACCTCGCGGACAAGAAAGAGCAAGCGCTTCAGGCCGACCGCGAAAAGCTGCTGCTCAACACCGAAGCGATGACGAAGGAGACGGACGCGTATCGCGAAGCCGTCGAAAAGCTCGCGGCCGAACTCGCCAAGCAACAGGGGCGCGCGGGCGAGACGGCGGGCGCCGAATTCGATCGTGAGAAACGTTCTGTCATCGAACGCGCCCGCGCGCAAGGCGACACGGGCACGCTCAATATCATCGACCAATTGCGCGCGAATGCCGAAGCACAGCAACGCATGAACGATCTAAAGGTACAGGCCGACGCCATCGAAAAGGCGCTCAACCTACAGGTCGAAACGACGAACGATCGCGTCAAGGCCGGCCAGGAAGGCGAGTTGCAGGGCCTCGTCGACCTGGACAACGAGCGCGCGACGGCCGCCAAGCGCCTCGCCGACATCGCCGCGCGCATGCGTGACATTGCCGCCGCATCGGGCGTTGTCGCCCTACAAGAGATGGCCGACCAATGGACGAAGACGGCGCAACAGATGGGCGCGCAATCCGACGAACTCGGCCGCAAGTTCGACGACATTTTTGCGAGCAGCTTTTCGCGGTTCATGGACAACGCCGTGTCGGGCACGAAGACGCTCAAACAGAATTTCTTGGACATGGCTAACAGCATCGAACAGGCGATCACGCGCCTTGTTGCCAACGACCTCGCACAACAACTATTCGGCATCGGCGGCAATGGGAGCGGCGGCGGCCTGTTCGGCGCGCTCTTTCAACTGATCGGCCTGACGGGCGGCGGCGGTGGCGGCGGCGGTTCGTACAACTTCACGTTGCCGAACCTGGGCGGCGGGGGCGGCGACACGCAGGGCGTTAGCGCGCTCATGGGCCTATTCAACCTCCTGCCCGGCATGGCGTCGGGCGGCCCGGTCGGCGCCGGTTCCCTGCACGAAGTCAACGAGCGCGGCCCCGAATTGCTCACGGTCGCCAATCGGACCTATCTCATGATGGGCAACGAATCCGGGCGCGTGTCGCCGATGAGTGGCAGCGACGGCGGCTCGGGCAACACGTTCCATTTGAACATCGCCGTACCGCCCGGCACGACGCGGCAATCGGCGCAACAACAAGCGGCCGAGATCATGCGGCACGCACAGCTTGCGATGGCGAGGAACGGATGACTACCTTTCTCGAATCGCCGCGATTCCCCGACAACATCGCGTTCAAGGCGACGGTCGGCCCGACCTATCTAACGGTCGTCAATCAAATCTACTCGGGCCGCGATTCGCGCATCGTCGCTTGGACGCAGGCCCGCATCCGCTTCGATGTCGGGCGCCGCTCGATGAACGCGACCGATACCGCAGCGCTCGACGCGTTCTTTCGAACCGTGAAGGGCCGCGCGTACGGCTTTCGAATCAAGGACTGGACCGACTACACGGACGGCGGCGCGGGCGTGCTCACGGCGCAGGCAACGCCGGGGGTGTACCAACTCGGCAAGCTCTACGCGAACGGCGCCCTGTCGGAAACCCGGCTCATTCAAAAGCCCGTCGTCGGTACGGTCATCGCATACCGCAACGGCACGGCCGTAGGCACCGCCTACACGCTCGACACGACTACGGGCCTACTGACCTTCTCCCCGCTCGCGAGCGCCGCCGTAACGGCCGTTTCCGTGGGTTCGTCGGCGGTCGTAACGCTCGCATCCGCCCTGCCCGGCTTGGCGTCCGGGGGCCTGCTCTACCTGTCTGGGCTAACGGGCGCCGATGCCGGCCTTCTGAACGGCCTGCAATCGAGCGTAACGGGCGTCGCGGGCGCCGCGTATACGTTGGCCGTCAACACGACCGGCAAGACGATCACGCCCGGCGCCGGCACGGGCGCCATGTATCCGCAGCCGGCCGACACGCTCAAATGGACAGGGCAATTCGACGTGCCGGCGCGCTTCGATACTGACGACATGAAAAAGCAGGTCATGGATCGCCAGGGGCCGAACGGCGGGTTGCTCGTCGATTGGGGCTCGATTCCGATCATCGAGGTACGGCCGTAATGCGTACGATTTCCGCCGCGATGCTCGCGCACTTGCAAGGCGCCACGCAAACCGTTGCAACGCTCTGGCTCGTCACGCGCAAGGACGGCCAACAGTTCGCGGTCACGGACCTCGATCAGCCGATCACGTACAACGGGATCACATACAAGGCGGCAGGCGGATACACGCATTCGCAAGTCGACATGACGAGCGATTTGTCGACGGCCAATCTTGAAGTGCAAGCCGTCTTCGATAGTTCGGCGATCACGCAGGCGAGCCTAGAGTCGGGAGCATGGGATTTCGCGACGGTCGTTTGCGAACTCGTCAACTATGCAGACTTGTCGATGGGCGCCGTTGTGCTCGACAGCGGCGTCATCGGGCAAATCTCGATCATGAACGGCGCCTATAAGGCCGAGTTGCGCGGGCTCGCTCAGATCGTGCAACAGGAACAGGGCGAGATGTTTTCGCCGACGTGCCGCGCGACGTTCGGCGATTCGAAATGCACCGTGAACCTTGCCCCGCTCACGGTTGGCGGCTCGGTCGCAAGCGTCAACAGCGCCGTGAGTTGGAACGACCCGACGCTTACGCAGGTCGGCCCGACTGTCGGCTTTGTCGACACGCACGGATGGCGCATCCCGACGCGCTCGCCATTCACGATTCAGATCGTCCCGCCGACTGGCGGCGCCTTCGTCTCCGACGGTGGCGTTCATGATCCGGTCGGCAACACCTGGGGCGCAGTCGGGGGCAGCCCAGGCAAGAATCAATACACCGTGAGCGGCACGGGCCTGTACACGTTCGACGGCGCGGACAATCCGGGGCAAGAGGTATTCATCAATTACAACTATTCGATCGGCTACTTCGCCTATGGCACGGTCAAATTTCTCAGCGGCCAGAACGCGGGCTTTTCGATGGAAGTCAAAACGTTCTCGCCCGGCGTCGTGACCCTCGCAATGGCAATGCCATTTCCGATCGCTGTCGGCGATACGTACACGATCACGGCCGGGTGCGATCGACAGATCGGCACGTGCTTTACGCGCTACAACAACATCGTCCACTTCCGGGGGGAACCGTATATCCCCGGCCCCGACCTCCTGTTGACGCCGCAAGGCGGTTGAGCCATGAGCGTGACACGAGCCGAATTCGTCGCCGAGGCGCGCACGTGGCTCGGCACGCCCTATCAGCACCAGGGGCGACTCAAAGGCATTGCGTGCGACTGCATCGGGCTCGTGATCTGCACCGCGCAGGCGCTTGACCTTACGCGCGAGAACCCGACCGCCTACGGCAAGCGCCCGGACGGGCGTCTGCGGTTCGCGCTTGAACAGCACGTCGAACCGATCCCGATCGCCGAGGCGCAGGCCGCCGACATTCTGCTTTTCCAATGGAACGCGGTGCCTCTGCACGTCGCGATCATGACCGACGCCGAGCACATGATTCACGCCTACCTGCCCAATCGAAAGGTCGTCGAATCGCGCATCGATGAGCGTATCCGCCTGCAACTCGAAGCGGCCTACCACGTGCCGGGGGTCGTGTAATGGGTCAGCTCGCACTGTCGACGGCCGGCGCGATCGTCGGGGGTGTCGCCGGCTCATTCTTCGGCATGCCGATGCTTGGCGCCGAACTCGGCTGGATGCTCGGGGGCATTGCCGGCGCGATGATCTTTCGGCAGAAGGGTCCGCAACCGGCCGACATTCGCGTTCAGGATAGCGCCTACGGCAAGGCCATCCCGATCGTGTACGGCGTCTATCGCGTCGCGGGTAACATCATTTGGGCGGGTCAACCGTACGTGCAGGACGCGGGCAAGGGCGGCAAGGGACCGCAGCAAACGAAGGTCGCGATGTCCTTTGCCGTGGCTCTGTGCGATGGGCCGATAACGGGCGTGCGCCGCATTTGGGCCAATGGCAAGCTCATCTACGATATGTCGAACCCGTCGAATTTCCAGGCGGTCAGCGGTTCAAACACGATGGTGACGAATTTCACCGTCTACCCCGGCGACGAAAACCAATTGCCCGACCCGACAATGCAGGCAGCGCTTGGCGTGAACGCGACGCCCGCGCACCGCGGCCTTGCGTATGTCGTCTTCAACAATCTTGACCTCTCGAACTGGGGGAATTACCTGCCCTCGCTCTCGTTTGAGGTCATGGCGACGGCGCCGCTTGAATACGTGCTCACGGGACAAACGAGCACCACGCAGCATCCCGTTTTCGGCTCGAACACCGCCACCGCCATTTCGGTGCAGACGGATGCCGCAGGCAACGCATACGGCTTTCAAGTTGGCCTAGATTCCTTGTATCGGGTGGAAATGGCGCCCTACAAGCTGTCGCCGTGGGGTACGACATGGCTCAGTACACCGTTTGTGCTCGGCTCGTATTGGCCCGTGCGGTATTGCCAGTCGTACGACGAGCAGGGCATTCTTGTTTCCAATGGCGAGTGGTACGGCGTCACGGGTCCAATGTTCAACACGAACATTTCGACCTACATCGGCGGCACGAACGCGAGCGCGATCAAGCGCAACGGTGCGGTGTACGTCACGACGTTCGTCGGGATGGCGAAGAACCCGATTCAAATCTACGTCGGCGGGGCGAACTACACCGGCAACACGGCCGCCGCGTGGCGCCTTGTCGGCGTAAGCAGCACCTACGTCTATGCGGTCGGTATCGACGCGTCGGACGCGACTTACGGCAACTGGCTCTGCCAATTCGATCTGTTCGGCAACCTCGTTGCCAAGCTCGTGCATGACGCTGTGAATCTGGATCTCACCACGGCCGGCTACTGCGTGAGCGACACGCAACTGTATTTGAACGGCGCCAGTACCGTGAAAATGTGGAACGGCTCGGCGCTCATCGATACCGGCATCCCGGCCGACACGAGCGGCAATCTTTCGGGCTTCGCCGTGCAGAACAGCACGGCGTATTTCACGCCGTTTGCATTCGGCTCGTCCTTCTACGCGCAGGTTGCGGGCTTCAACGCGCAGATGATCGCGCTTTCGTCTGTCGTCGCCGACCTGTGCAATCGCGCGGGCCTGACAAACGCGCAATACGACGTGACGAGCCTGACCGATCAGGTATGGGGCTACGCGATCACGAACCATTCGACCGCGCGCAGCAACTTGACGCCGCTCATGACGACGTACTTTTTCGACGCGTGCGACACGGACGGCCTGATTCGATTCGTGCGCCGTGGGCAACCGCCGTTCGCGACGTTCGCCTATGCAGACCTCGGCGCCTCGCCCTCGATCGGCGACACGACCAACACGAACCCGATTACGCAGACCATCGCGCAAGAGGTCGACTTGCCGCGCACGCTCACGCTCACCTATAGCGAACTGGACAGCGACTACAACCCGAATACACAACGCGCGAGCCGCGCGCTTTCCAATTCGAACAAGGATTTGGCCGTGCAAGCGCCGTTCGTGCTCGCCCGAGACGAAGCACTCATGCGCGCGCAAACGATTCTTTGGTCTACCTGGGTCGGACGTAAAACGTTCAAATTCACGACGGGCCTGCAATACCTCGCCTATGAGCCGGGGGACGTGGCAACCATCCAGGACGGCAACGGCGAAACGCACACGGCGCGCATTACGCGTTGTCAGTACGACGGCCAGGGGACATTGCTGTGGGAAGCGGCCTTAGAGGAACCGGACATCTACCCGAGCCCGGCCTACACGGTTCAGGGCGGCGCGGCGGCGGGCTTCGCACACCAGACGATCGACTATAGCGGGCCGACCATTCTCGCCGTGCTCGACGTGCCCCCGTTGCAGGACACGGATACGACGCAGGGCCTCTACCTCGCCGCGTGCGGCATGTCGTCCAAGTGGCCCGGCGCAATGGTCGATATCTCGCGGGACGACGTGACGTTTTCGCAGGCCGTCACCCTCGGCGCGGCGGCCGTGATCGGCTACGCAAACGGCGCCCTGCCCGCGTTCGGCGGCGGCAATCAACCCGACGAGTTGAGCACGGTTAGCGTGACGCTCTATAGCGGCGCGCTCGCGTCCTGCACGTATGCGAATTTCCTTGCGGGCATGAATGCCGCCTACCTCGGCGGGGAGCTGATCCTCTTTCGCAACGCGACGCAAACGGCCGCGAATACCTACACCCTGTCGGGCCTGTTGCGGGGCCGTGTCGGCACCGAATGGGCGATGAGCACGCACGTAACGGGCGAGACGTTCGTCTTGCTCGACCGCACGCGCATTGCCTCGATGCCCGTCCTGCTGACCGATATCAAGGCGGCAATGTACTTCGAAACGTATTTGCTGAACCTGTTCGGCTCGACGCCGAGTGCCGCGCAAAAGGTTGTGCCGACCGTGGCCCGCGTCAAACCCCTGTCGCCCGCCCTGTTTGTCGCCGGGCCTGGGAGCGCGGCGAGCACGTCGGATATCTCCCTGTCGTGGATTCGCCGCGCGCGCGTTAGCGCGCAATGGCTCGACGGCACCGACGTGCCGCTCGATGAATCGAGCGAGTCGTATCAACTGCAAGTGCTCAACAGCTCGACGGTTGTACGCACCGTCACGGTCGCCGGCACGGGTGCCGGCTCGACGTACACCTACACGGCCGCGAACATCACGGCCGACGGGTTCTCGACCGGCAACACGATCAGTTTCACGGTCGCGCAAAACAGCGATCAGGGCGTGCTTGGGTACGCCGCCACGACAAGCATCGTGAGGTAATGCCATGTCCAACAGTACAACGCTGCTCGACACGATCGCGACGAACCAGGCGAATAAGGAAGCCGTCGCGAACGCGCTGTTCGACGCGGCCTCGCCGTCGATGCTTTGGGGCCGACACGCGAGCGCGTGCTCGGGGCTCACTTGGGGCTATTACGGCGGGACGTTTGCGGTAGGCGCGACCCTGAACGCCATTGCAAACGGCACCGTCACGCTCACGGCGAGCGCGACGAACTATGTCTATGCCAATGCGAGCACGGGCGCGGTAAGCGTCAACACCTCGGGTTTTCCGGCCGGCTCAATTCCGCTCTACACGATCACGACGGGCACGACGACCGTTACGGCCTACACGGATGACCGAAGCTATCAGTCGAGCGCGACAGCATCGAGCGCAAGCGGCACCGTCACGAGCGTCGGCGTCTCGATGCCGGGGATTTTCAGTGTCGCCGGCTCGCCGATCACGACAAGCGGCACCATCAACGTAACCTACAACACGCAGGCGGCGAATACGGCATTGATGGGGCCGACGAGCGGCGCGGCGGCGGCGCCGACGTTCCGCGCGCTCGTGGGCGCCGATATCCCGGTCTTTGTCGCCTCGGGCGCCTCGCATGCACCGGGCGGCGTGCCCGATCCTGGCGCGACTGCCGGCGCGACGAAGTTCCTCCGGGAAGATGCGACTTGGGCTGTACCCTCGTCGGGCGGCGGTGGCAGTGTCACGACGGCATCGAACGTCGGCACCGGCACCGGCCAGATTTTCGATGCGACCGATTCGACCTCGACGACGCTCGCTCTGAAGACGATCAAAGCCGGTTCGAATATCACGATCACGAACAACGCGCAGGACGTGACGATTGCCGCAAGCGGCGGGTCGTCTCCGATCGGTCTGACTTCGGGCACCGGCTATCCGACAGCATCGGGCACGGTCGGCGATATCTACCGCGCGACAGACGGCGCCCTCGGCCGGCAATTGTTCAGCTACGTGGGTGCCTTCACCGGCCTGCCGACCGTCGTCAATGCAGGCGTCGCCGCCGTGGCGTCTACGGGCGCCGTCACTGTGACGATGGAGCGCGCCATTACGACGGGCAATCTGTTGGTCGCCTTCGGCGGCGGCAATGGCTTGTGCAACCTGACCGCCAACAGCGGTTGGACCTCGATTTTTTCGAACAGCACGCCGTCGTATCTGTGCCCTTGCGCCGCCTACCAGGTCATTGCGAGCGGTGGCGCAACGACGGTTTCACCCTTCACGACGACCAACTCAAACGGCAGTGTCGTGCATGTCGTCGAAATCGCGCATGCTAACGCGTCGCCGATCGCGGCATCGTTCAACGGCAATGCGAGCAGCTATTCGATTGCTTCGCCGAACAATCTCCTGCTCGCGTTCCAAGGTGGCCCGCAGTCGGGGGGCGTGCCGATTCCGCAGGGCGGCGTTTTTTGTGGACAGACGCGCGGGCCTAGCTCCGGCTTCTACTATCCCTGCTGCCTCTATGGCCTGCCGCTCGCGGCGAGCATGATCCCCGGCACTGTCGTCGATACGAGCCTCGGGGCGAGCAATTACAACCTGACGTGCGGCGTAGAAATCGCGGCGGGCAGCGGCACGTCTCAGTATTGGAAAACCCTGGGATGAGGTGACTGCAATGGACAACTTCGAACGCGCCTTCGCGCTCGTCGTCGGCATCGAGGCGGGCTATTCCAACGACCCGAACGACCCCGGCAACTGGACCGGGGGGCGTGTCAACGTCGGCCAGCTCAAGGGCACGAAGTACGGTATCTCTGCCGCGGCCTATCCGAACGTCGACATCGAAAACCTCGCGCTCGACGGCGCTCAGGACATCTACGCGGCCGACTACTGGCATGCGTGCTCGTGCGATCAAATGCCGTGGCCCCTGTGCCTGTTCGTCTTCGATATGGCCGTGAATCAGGGCCAACCTATCGCACGCGTGACGCTGCAACGCATGCTCGGGGTGGATGCAGACGGCGACATCGGCCCCGTGACGCTCGCCGCCGCCAATCGCGCGAGCGATGAGCAACTGGCGATGTTCCTGACGGCCCGCGCATTCCATTACATGCAGGCGGGCACCTTCGGCGCGGACGGGCACGGATGGTTCAAGCGCCTGTTCTTGATGGCCTTCAATCACAACGGAGCATGACATGAGCGCATCCGATCCAATCACCGCAGTGGCGAATGTCGTCAACAGCATCATCGACCGATTCCCGACGCAGGAAGAAAAGGACGCGGCGAAGCTGCAACTCGCGCAACTGTATCTGACCGGCGACTTGCAGCGCATGACGACGCAGGCCGGCGTGATTACGGCCGAGGCGACGAGTGGCAACAAGCTTGCCGCGTCGTGGCGGCCGATCACCATGCTCGTGTTCGTCGCGATCATCGCGAATAACTACATCGTCGCGCCCTATCTACAGGCGATGTTCCACGTGGGCCTGACGCTCACGATTCCGCCCGACATGTGGGATTTGCTGAAACTCGGGATCGGCGGCTATGTTGCCGGCCGGTCGGTCGAGAAGGCTGTTAGCGCGTACTCGGCGAGCCGCGCGACCACGCCGACTCAGGCAACTGCCGTGCAGAACATTGTTCACGGTGCTAGCTAGGGCCAACAGGAGCAATACACTTCCTACGCTACTATGATGCGAATGGAGCGCACACCGATAGGGGATGCATAATGATGCTTTCAACGGAACACCCGCAGCTTTGCGAAGAAATCCTTCGATTTCCCGGTGGAATTGATAGTTTCCGACTGCACGGGGAAGGCGTTCCGCGAATCGTGATCAAGCTGCCTATAAACTGTCTGCTTCCGGCTAAGATCAATCGCGGCTTCAAAATATACGTCGTACCCTTCGACATCTCGGGGCAGCCATCTGTAGGCTTGATGTGTGCGTTCTTCGATGATTCCGACAACCCTCTTGTGTGCTGGAGGCTGCTGGATTCAGGCTCAGATACCCCCGACCTCATACATGCGGTAACTAGGCCCCACGTTTTGGTGCACTTGTTTGATGACCATAATCGAGAACTGCTTGGCTACCGTGCTGAGATCGACGTACCTCTAGCGGCAAAAATCAGCTTGGAGCATGCCAAGTACCTCGACTTCAGCGCCGGGAACATCAACGCCCAAGCGAACTTTAATATCGCTCACGAACAGGCAATGGGCTGGTTTGGTGGGAGGACTTCAGCCGATGACGACGATGCCATCTGCGTGCGCTTCATAGAACCGTTGTTCCCCGAAGACTTCGTGGTTTCGGATGCACGCCCACATCTATATCAGTTTCAGGGCGGCAGCGGCTTCGGATTTAGCTCACTGGTACGGACAGAGCCCGGTCCGGGCCAAGAACTCGACATTATCTTACTGCTTCAACGGGTTTTCCGGCCCGAGCAGATCTTCCATGCTCCATTAAGACACTATGACAAGGAGGAAATCGCTGATGTTGTTGTCATCACAAATGATATTGTCCTGATCGTCCAGGCAAAAGATTCCCCAAACACCGAAACATCGATGAGTCGAACGATGGAGAGAAAGCGACGGATTTCGGCAAAGCGATTGAGGGAAGCACTTATTCAAATCACGGGCGCCATCAAATACGTTCGCAACACGGTTCCCTTTCGAATGCTCATCGACAAAAAAGAAATCTCGATCGACATTAAAAACCGCCAATTGCTTACACTAGCAGTGACGCGAGAGCTCTTCAGCGATATGTACGATGAATATACCGAGATTATGTGCAATCTCTTTGAACGAGGGTTTCCGCCGTGTATCCCACTGGACTACCATGAACTCGACCAGTACACTTTTTTCTGCCCAAACGAGGGCTTGTTTCTAGGCGCATATTATCAAGTATTCGACGCCGCAATGAAAAACGGGACGTTCCCCCGACTTCGGTTCGGGCTGAACTCGGTGAAGCGACTATTGGGCGACAGCGAATAATTTCGACATTACCTGCATCACGAATTACAATAGCCCGATCGCCCTGGATATGAAAATTACCGCAAGCACCAACCAATATAAAATAGCAAAAGCACCAACAAACATGCATATCAAAACCAACACTATCAACCATCTCGGCCATACACGTTGAATTTGAAATCCAACGGGCTTCGCCTCACCTTCCTTGGATCGCACGCCAACGAGAACTGGATTGTGCCTATAACTTAGCAACTGAACGTGGACAACTTCACGCGGCCCAAGTGAATCGATAGTAATGATGTGAGTGCCGTCGGGTGCGCATTCGTCAGCATAGTTCCGGCGGGGATGCATTTGAAAATGATCTGGGCGATCCGCATGGATGATTTGCACTTTGTCGGCGAGCTTTCGCCCCAAATTCTGTACCGTCAATGTATTCGTTCGGATAACGAATGGTTGGTGTGGTACGGCTTGCTCCGGCACTTCGGGTTGGGTTTCGCCTCGCTCCTGAGCATCGGGCGCCGGCGGCTGCAAAGGACCCGGGGCAAAGGGTAGCTGAAACAGGAAATCGTGCGGTACCCAGAATCGAAGGCGCGTGCTCGGTTCCAACCGGCGCTGTATCAACCATACGACGAAGCCGATCAAAGCAGTAATCAATGCACCAGCAACCTTGTCAGAGAAAGACACGACACCGGACCCCATATACATTTCCCCCGAAAAGCAGCTGATCCAGCACATCATACGCGATGCCGAACCCGTTTTGACCGGCCCGCCCGCCAGAAACACGCCGACGACAGCTGGTTGCGGCGAAGATGCCAAGCGACAGCAGTGGCTTCTTACAGACATCCGCGTCAATTCAGCAACGGCAGTCTGGCCCGAACCCAATCCCACCAAGTGGGCGGCATGCTGATCCGGTGCTCGAAATCGTCCTGCTGAGATGCGTCATAGTAGGTCAGATAGTCCGGCCCATACTCAAGCTCCCTCGGAAAATTGGTGTCCCAATCCACGCGAAAACTTCGCTGAGCGAGAAGCGCCCCCTCGTCAGACCGCACCTGTAACCGCACCCAATCATTCATGCGGTTTTTATCCCATCCCGTTCCGCAAAGGACGACATCGAATTTTTTCCCACCGTAGGTTTTCGGGCCACCGTGCAGCAGCTTTGTGTGTCTATCGCAGTCCGAGTACCGGGTTGGAAACAAAATTTCGAATGCGATGACGGCGGCGCACACGACCAGCGCCATCGCAATAGTAATTTTTACAACCTTCAGGAATGTTGCTTTGGCGGCTTGCATATTTCATTCAGGGGAAATTTGATCGGCTTTTGAAGTTTGATTTTTCTCAATTCCGTATATATCGCGAAATCACCGCCTCGCTTGAACTTTTTTCGCCATGCGTTATAGTCGCTATTATGAATAGGATAATAAACATCCTTCTTTCTCAAGTCATGAAACAGACCATTCAGAATGTCGACCGGCTTCTTGAACCCATTATCATAGATATACGGCATCAGTGTCGGTGTATTAGGAGAATCACCCCAATCTACGTCCGGACTATGCTTTTCTGACAACCCGTTGGCAAAATCAGCTGCAACCGAGGCAGGAACCATGACGATCCCATACCTATTCCAATGACCCAGATACTGAGATGATTTTTGACCCGGTTTATCCGCGAATGAGTAGCTGTCTTTCGCATACACGTAGATATGCGTGATCTCAACTCTTGACTTACAACAAAAGACCGGCGCACCCGCATTGTAGCTGTAATACTTCTCGGAGCGAACGGATGCGTTTGCAATTGCAGCCATCAAGTTGAAATTTGCGAGCGAAGCCGTCAAGTCTGTGGGTCCGTAACTATCGCTCAACGTATCCAGCGAACTGATGTACGCCAGTTGAAATTGAAAATCTCGATGTAAATCCTGGATATTCCCGTTCGACAAGCTAAGCGTGTCGATGTCGCCCGTGTAAGCAACACCATCGGCGACAAATTTCTTTTCGACGACGGCATGAACAGCTTTCGTTGCCATACTAAGCGCAGCTGAGGTATAAATTTTCTCTCGAATCAAGCTCTCATACTTAGCCTTCACCTTCTTGTAGCCCAGGACAAAGCCCAACGTGACATCCTTCGTATCCACCATATCGGACGGATACTCGGCCTTCGGGTCGTCGCTCAAAACGTACTCCCTGCCGTCGAACCAGCGCTGCGAAAGTTTGGCGGCCACGGGAAACCCCATCTTTTTCATTGCACCAGGGATGTCGAGCATGTCGAACGGCGGTGGCGTACGGCAGTCGTCGTCCTCGCCATCCTTCTTCTCTGGGGGCGCGACAGGCCTTGGCGGCACAGAAGCGTCCTTTTCGGGCTTCTTCTCAGCCTTATTGGCGACTGTCGGTTCCTCCGTCTTCGGTGGAGGGGGTGGGGGCGTCCAGCCGACAGGCGGCCTGTCCATGAGAACATGAGCCTGCGGATTATTCAGCGGCTTGCAGACATCCTTTTTCCAATTCGTCCTGGACGAAAAGAGGCCGACCTTTTCCGGCTTAAAGTATGGAATTCGCTTCGGTGTTGTCATTTTATTTGTACTACCCTCGGTGGCGCCGAATATAGCACACGACCCTATGCCCACTTCAACGTACGAGCTGAGGGATTTCGCCCATCCGCGCAAGAAAGAGCCCGCAGGGAAGCGGGCAAAAGATCGCACGAGGCGCGTGCGTGATCGATACAGCGTAGCGAAAACGACCGAGCGCCTTGGTGGCCGGCGCAGTTATCAGACTGATTCCCACGCGCGAACTAAGCGGCGCTGTAGCAGCTTGCGCGGGCCGGCAAGCGCCACAGCATTTTCATCGCCGTTGTCCTACATGAAAATCCGCGAACCCTTACAGACGGTGGGTGGGACGCCCCATAGACTCCAATTCGTCGGACTACGCTTTCGGCGTCCGGCGTCGGGAGGAAGAGGCATGACATGGAAACGCAACTTGAGCGCCGCCGCCGCGTGCTTACGGCCGACGATGTAACGGCCTTGGTCGACGCGATAGAGACTCGCGCTATGGACCGCATTCAAAAGACGCTCGGGCGTACGGTGCTGAATCTCGCCGTCACCTGGACGATTCGCGCGCTTTTCGTCGCTGCTGTCTACAGTGCCGGCGCGGCCGGCATCCTGCGCCGCATTTTTCCGTCATGACCGCAAGGAAAGCGGCTTGTGACCGCCGAGAATAGCCCGTACCATCGCCTGTCAATCACCAGTGAGACCGGAAACGCGCGGCACGCGGCAATTCAACCAATGACACGAAAGCATCGGACGCCACTCGCACATGTCGCGCTAGCATGCGCATTGGGCTTGACGGGCGGACTCGCTCATGCGGATGGTTCAGTGAGTTTCTCGCAGGACGTCCTGCCCCTCATGAAAGAACGGCCGACGTTCGAAAGGTTCATCCGGGAAACGTTCAAGGTTGCCGATACCGGGTGGGGTGTCCGTATCGGCAACGAGGCTATGCCGCATCTAGGTGGCGCACGAATAGGGCCGTATCAATTTCAGGCGCGCTGGCTGAGTCCAGCCGGCGAGGTGCCGGTAACCCTGGTGATCGACACCGAACCCCACTTCTTCGACCGGGCGGGGCACGACATCAGCGACGGCGATCTGACGCAGGCGACTAGCCTCAAGGAAACGTTCACGTCGATCGAAATAGAGTCTGCCAAGTAGCCGTCCGCGCGTTGGACCGGACGGTCGCAACCATCGAAAACAACACAAACCAGGGCGGGACACGACCGAGCAGAAAACACCCGGTTACGTCCCGGGCTCGGGCACGAGCCACGATGAGCCCCAGACGGCCGGCGACGAACGGCGAGTGGTTAGACAAAGGCGACGGGCGGCAACGGCGCGTAGGGCCGGGAATGAGACGACGCGGGCGTGGTCCGTTTTTGGTATGCTACCGGCCGGAAACCCGCGCCATGCCTAGCTCAGGAGGGGGTTCGAATCCCCCTCTCTCCGCCAGAAATCGCTTTAAAATCAAGGCTCTAGTTTTTGACACTGACCAATTTTTGGTCTGTTTTTGCCCTGGTTTGCCTCGATTTGGTCCGTTTTTGGT